GTATTACTCGAATTTGATTATGGTCAATGGGCTGTTTTGACGGGGGGTATTCCTTGGAAAATGGTGGGGACATTGGGTCACAATGGGGACCCTGAGACGGGAGGGACCCGTAGTTATGGAAGCGAAGCGGGGGGAAACTTTGAGTTACCTTAAGTTGAACAACAACAACGAGGACTTTAGCCGTCCTTTGAACCTGGGGTGGCCCTAGTTTTCCCTAGGGTCCTCCTGCTCGGGGGAGGGACCCGCTGTATCTGCCGGCGACCTATGTCACCTAGAGCTAGCTCGTTGTAATCACTAGATGTATGAGGATTGTTAGTCATCTGTAGTCCGAGGGTGACTGATAGTGACGTGTGATCCTGGGAAATCTTGGGTAACTGTGGGGACATTAGGCGCTATTAGTCTATAACTTTAGTAGACTATTGGACCAATCGTTCTTTGTGTGAGAGACCTTAAGTCAGCCATAATAGTCTATAACTTTGGTAGACTAATAGTTCACCTATAGTCTATAACGTTGGTAGACTATCAGCTCACCTATAGTCCACAACTTCAGTAGACTAATAGTCACTCCACGTCACCTCGATTTTTCTCGTCGTCACTGACAGAAACCACTTGACACACAACGCCACTGCGGTTACATTGGTTACATCAGGAGACGGGGAGACATCGAGATGACCGCAGTAACCGCAGTTTTCTTGCCGTCACCCACATTTTCCCCTTGACACTGCAAGCCACTTGTAGTACATTAGAACCATCGAATGAGCGAAGCGAACGGAGCAACCACAATGGCAATCTTCGAGTTTGACGAGTATGCACTAGAAAAGACGGCTAAAGTCTTGCTCAAGATCAATCCACATGTACCGTGGGAAACTGTAGAAGAACTTGTGGATCGAATGAAAGGTGATGCAAGGCAACACTTAGAGGACGGAGGTTACCTTAGCATCTACGGTTACTGTCTGTATTCCCACAAGGACAAAAGACGTGTGTTTGTGGGAGCTGCGGTTAGCCCCGGATTAATTCTAGAGACACTAGAGAAAACCTCTTGACATCCGATGCCACATGGCGTACATTAGCATCATCAAGTCAGGCAGGGAGTAACCACAGTGACCACACGTAAACCCACAATCTATGAGAAACTTAAGGCTACTCTTGGTCGAGAGCCTACCCACAAGGAACTTTGTGACGAAGTAAAACGTATATTGACCGAGGTAAATATTGAACTTGCTGAACAAGGGAAGCTGAGGTATCAAAGAGGGTTACTGAAATGACCAAAGCCCTACTAGAGTTCGAAACCATCACTTCGTTTCCCGTAGGCTCGCCTATCGGCTTGCCCGAAGGGCTAGATGAACTCGCGGCCTTCGTCGAGTCGCTCCGGTCAGCCTACATCACAATCAGTTACCTCGAGCCCGGTGATATGGCCTTAGATTGGCTCAAGGAAAGACTTGACATCTACAGCCAAAGGCTCCACAGTCTACAAGAGACGGCAGCACTAAAAGACTGACCACAAGTCACTTAAAGCAACCATCGTAACTAGGAGTAACCACAATGACTGCCACCCACATTCATGGTTTCAGGAAAGTTAAAACTGACGAATACGAGTTTGCAAAGTTCTTACGTAAAGAGAACTCTATTAGTAATTGGAGAAAAGTGGATAAAGCTAATATGTGGAGGAACCCATCTGGTAAAGTAGTAGCTGTTTGCTATTATTCCGGTGATGGCGGCATGGATGTCTCTTATTGGATAGCAGATGACCTTAAGTATCCTGCGTAACGCCTAAAGCAACCCCTTCAGTCCCGTAGGCTCGCCTATCGGCTTGCCCGTAGGGCTATCGTAACCACAGCTAACACAAGGATCATCACAATGTCTAACAGCGCTTCGCTTACCTTCGAACAACTCGAAGTCACCCCAGACCTTGCACAAGACTGGCTGACCACGCACAACACAAGTAACCGCCCACTGAACAAGCTTGCAGTCGAGCGCTATGCCTCGGATATGGCCGCAGGACGCTGGGCGCTCAATGGCACGACCATCGTCTTTGATGTCTCAGGAACCCTAGTTGACGGACAGCACCGCCTTGCTGCTGTGGTGTCTGCCCAAGTCACCATCGATGCCTTGGTGGTCCGTGGTGTACCTCAGGGGTCCTTCGCTACCATTGACGTGGGTAAGCTTAGGACTGTCTCGGATAGTCTCAAAGCCGCTCATGTCGTGCCGGCAGGTACTCAAGGCATTGGTGCTGTGGTCTCAATGCTCGGGCAGGCTGTCCGCATGATCCTGAGTTATCAAGATCGTAAGACCTTGGTGTCTAAGGCCAAGATTGGCAACGTCGAGATATTGGATTACCAGCGTGAACATGATGTCGACCTTAAGCGTGCAGTGAACGAGGTCTTGCTTGTAATGCCTAAGGGACTGCAACTCGCCACGTTTGCCGCCTTGTATCACCTGACCACCGATGTTGACCACGGCTCAGACATGTTCGTCCGGTTCATGGAAGACGTGGCAAAGCCTGATAATCTCAGGGCAACGAACCCGGCTAAGGAACTCAGGCACTATCTGAACAACTTAGGCTCTGGGTCACGCAAGGACGACTTACCGTTCAAAATCTGTGCCACTTGGAATGCTTATGTGCAGGGAGGCCTTGCGCCAGACCTGAGCAAGTCAGTGTCTACCCAGATCAAACCCCTGCCCTGCCGTGCCATAGGCTACGATGGGGATACATGGGCTAGGGTGGAACCTACTGTCAGTGAGACTAAGCCTACAGAGGAGCCTGATACAGTAGCACCTGAGGCCCCTCAAGAGCCTGTCAAACCAAGGGCTCGTGGCAAACGCAAGCCTGGAGGGCGGACCGAAGGGGCCACTGTCTCGACTGCAGACGTTCCTGAGTCCGAGCCTACGGAGGACATGGGAACCATGGAACTGTCCAAGCCGATAGGCGAGCCTACGAATCCCACAGTTACCGCAGCCGACTGGCATAACATCGTCTAATGTTACAAAATGTGACTGAAGGTTGTCATTATGCTTAAAAAAACTAGTGACAACCTATGTCAACTAATAGTATCATCCAAGTGGACTAAAATATCTCCCCTTGAAATCTCCACTTAGGCGACTATAATGCCCTTAAATAAGATGCCCGAGTTTGACCAGTATGACATCCTCTTGATTAACGACATGATCCATAGTATCGTCCGCGCGCAGGGATGTAGCTTTAGAGGACTATGGGTCATCTTAGGCCTACGTAAGGGAACGCTCATAGGCCTAACAAGAGTGTTATACACCGAGGATGCCATAGATCACCTAAATAGCATTATAGACCTGAAGAGACTTAATGTCCTCATATTGTAGGAGCTTCGTGATGTTGCCTAGAGGTACCCAAAGAGAACACTTGGTACGTAATGTACCCTCAGACATAGTAGCAGGTGCGCTATCTAGGCTAGACTATGTGTTGGAACCTTTATCAACACAAGATCGAGTGATAACTATAGGTTATCTTAGGATGCTCCTACGTATCGCTAGGGAGCCTGGGATTACCGTTAGTAAGCTTGCAAGTGACCTTGGTCTCTTTCAAGCATCAGCGTCTAGGGCTCTATTGGAACTAGGGCAGAAATCCCGGAACCAAAGCCCATCTCTAGGTCTTGTGGGCTCTGAGGTGGACTCCCTGGACACTAGGTTCAAGCATTACTACTTGACGACTAAGGGTGAAACCCTAGTCCTCACAATCCTAGAGCGCATGGGAGTCAAACAATGATCACCGTCGCTCTGGGTCTCGTAGCTCTCGTGTTGCTCCTAGTAGCCTACAGGACCAAGAGTAACTCCCTGTCCCCCATAATCTTCCTCTTGGGCGCGGGGCTACTCGTAGTCACCATAGGTCTAGTGTTTATCTGTAGTGTCACCGTAGGAGTAATCCCATGTCACTAGAGGGCGGTTTCACTTTAGGTCAACTCTTCTATGCCTTAAAGTCCGACTATAGTGACACAAAGGATGCCGCGCGCTCCATAGCTAGACTGAGGAACGCCTTAGAGCGCCTAGGGCCACCAATACACCAAGTCTCTCTAGTCACCACGCGTGACCTTGACAAGCTTGTGTCTGATATGAGGTCCGAGGGCTTTAGTCCTAAGACGATCAATAGGTATCTCGCGGTTATCTCTCGGTCACTGCAATGGGCTTACGAGCGCGAGGTTATCCTTAAGAAACCCAAGATACCCCTGCTCCAAGAGGGTCCTGGACGTCTGGACTATCTCACAGAGGTTGACTCCGAGCGCCTATGTGGCTGGCTCTTGGAACACGGTTATCTCAGAGTTGCCGTGGTAACTCAGGTCCTATTGGCTACAGGCTTCCGTATCAACGAGCTCCTTAGTCGTGGCCCTAAGCACCTTGCGTCAACCACAGGTGACGATGGCGCCCGCGGTTACTGGCTAGTCCTAGAGACCGGCGAGACCAAGAACGGACAGCCGCGAGCAGCGTGGTTATCTGAGGACCTAGGAGCCTCACTGGCTGGCTTAATGAACGCGGGGCTACCATCGTACCGGGAGATACTGGAGGGCCTCTCTAGAGCCTCTAAAGGCCTTAGTTTACCGTTCAAGGTCACGCCCCATGTACTCAGGCACACTACAGCAACACGGCTGACTGCTAAGGGCGTACCCACGGCTATCGTCAAGGACTACATGGGCCATAGGTCACTGGCGACGACTTTAAGATATACCCACGTACAAAGGTCAGACCTACAGCAAGCCGCAAGACTACTAACACCGGGACGGGATGTCACGAGCGGTAAACAAGAAGTGTCATCTAGTACAACTCTTGTAACTACTGGCAGGATTTGCAGTCCTCTGCGTAGCCACTCCGCCACGAGGCCTCACCATAGCCTAACACTAGACAAGGAGAACGACAATGCTTAAGATCACCATCATTACGGGAGTTACCCTTGTGTCTATTATCGGTAATCCTACCGTATCCTATGCCTCGTGCTTCGCATGTCAAGAGTCACTAGAGAATGACGATAGTTATGACTCTGAAGACTATCAGGACCCACATAGGCGCGGTGGTGGCTTCAAGGATAACTTAGGTGGGGACTCCAATAGACACACATGGCAACCTTGGGAATGGCAGGCTAATAAGACTAATAGGCTTAGGTAACGAATTGACCTAGGGTGACTTAGGTTCCCCTAGGTTTTCTTTTGTCTAGACACATACCACCTATAGGAGAACTACAGTGGACACATATCCTAGTAAGACACAGGGGCTTGCTCTTAAGTCACTCATGCTCGACATGGGAGCGTCTAGGGTCACTTACGGTCTAGACGAATGCGGAGACCCTAAGCTCCAAGGTACTTGGGGCAGAGTGTATGCCGTGCCTGAGGGTTTCCAAGTAGTCGTCTACTGTGACTCAGTGAGACAATGGTCCCACCTTAAGGTAAAACTACCGTTCGGTAAAGTTACCGCAGATTGTGACCGGGAAGGCCTTATTTCGGTTCCAAACAGTATCACATCCGAGGAAGCCCAAAGGCTCCGACAGGTCCTAGGTATCCGCAAGGCTAAAGTTTACTCGGAGGAAGGACGTTTAGCTTGTCTGAAAGTCTGGGAAAAAGGTGGGCTCAGGGACCAAGGACGCCAAAGTCTCACCTTAGAGCTACCATAGTACCAGAACGTCATCTCTGAAGGAAAAACAGGGGTTATCTAGGGTTTCTGCTGAGACCCCTGTCCTAACGCGCGCCATCAGGTATCTATCGAGTACAGGTATCTGATGGACCACAGCCTACAATTCCATAGTGACTACAGTCACTTAAAGACCCTAAGCCCGCTAAAAGACTTCCCTATGAAGAACGCCAGGAGCCATCTAATGCTGACTGTCGAAGAACTCACCGAGCGCAGGTTCGCTAGAGATACCGAGCGCCAAGCTCAAGCCTATGGCTATGGTTCGACCAAGGCCGGGCTAGCTGTAGCTCAGCGGTATCTGCAAGAGACCATGGATGTCTTAAAAGACCAAATTGGGGGGACTATAGGGGGGACTATAGTTACTATAGATACCCTAGGTAACTCTAGTGACCTTAGTTCCACTAAGTCAGACAATAAATATATAACTAATAGTAATAACTTAAGTAACTTAAGGATACCTAAGGAAACCATAGAAGCTATAGGTGACCTAGAGTTATCTCTAGTAGCTCTAGTGGGACTCCAGACTACTATCTCTTGTGTGTCTAAACAGGACAGTGTTCCTAAGATCGAGAGGACCTTAGGTCAAACTCTCGAACTAGAGGTCCACAGCCACCTGATGTCTCAATGGGACTCAGTGAAAGCTAAGTTAACCAATAAGATAGTCCAGAGACGTGGTACTTTAGCTAACCGTAGAACTGCCCTTAAGAAAGTCGCAGCACACATGGGGTTCCTTAAGAAACCATGGTCCGACAAGGTGAGGACTATAGTCGGCAATTGGCTTCTGGAGTGTGTCTTAGAAACCTCAGTCTTCTGTATGTCTGACGATAGGTCTGTGTGTCTATCCGAAGAGGCCCTGAGTTACGCTGAGTCTGTAGTTGCCTTTTTGTTGACACAAAGACCGGTACTTCTACCGGTACTAAAGGCGCCTGAGCCGTGGACCAAAGCAACTCAAGTCATCCAAGGTTACAGCCAGTCTCTAGTCAGGACACGTCACTCAGTAGTCTCTAGAGCTGTCCAAGGTGCTATCGAGTCTCAAACGATGCCTGAGGTACTTAAGGCCGTCAACAGTGCTCAGGCAGTACCATGGAAACTGGATGCCACCATAGTTGACCTAGTGAAATGGTGCTACGAGAACAATGTGTCTGTAGGTGCTATCCCACCTAGGTTAGACGACAGTAGACCCACGTTTCCTACAGACTGGGGTTCACTGACAGAGGACCAGCAGAAGGCCTACAAACGAGAGGCACAGGCTGTTATCCTTAGGAACCGTGGTTACGTGGGTGAACGTCTCATGTTCCATCATTCGATGGCTGTTGCTGATTACATTGGTGACCAAACGTTCTGGGTACAGCAGAACCTAGATTACCGTGGTCGAATGTATGGCATGACGAGCTTTCAGTTTCAGGACAGAGACTATGTCAGAGGTATGTTTAGGTTCCGAGAGGGTAGGCCTATAGGTCCAACCGCATTTAAGTGGCTTGCAGTCCATGCGGCTAACACAGGGGACTTTGGGAAGGTGTCTAAGGCATCTTTCGAGGACCGTAAGAAGTGGTCTGAGGATAACTGGCGGATGATCACAAGAATAGCTAGGGACCCTAAGTCTGACCTAAGGTGGCTTTCGGCAGACAAGCCGTTTCAGTTTGTGTCTGCTTGCATAGAGCTATCTAAGGTATGGGAGGACCCTGAGTACATCTGTCACCTGCCGATATCCTTCGATGGGTCTTGCTCTGGTCTACAGCATCTCTCGGCTATGACCCGTGACCTAGAGACAGGCACTAGAGTTAACTTAGTGCCTCAAAGCAAACCACAAGACATATATCAGCTTGTGGCGGATACCGTGGCAACTAAAGTGTCTGAAGACAAAGACAACTCTGAAGTAGCTGCTAAGGTCCATAACTACGGTATCTCCCGTAAGCTAGTAAAACGCAATGTCATGACCTATGCTTACTCTAGTAACCGCTTCGGTATGGCAGAGCAGCTTAGAGAAGACACTATGAAACCTTTGCAGCATAAGGTGTCTAAGGGTGAACTTACAGAACACCCTATGTCTGTCCTTAGGCCTAACAAAGATACAGGAGAACTAAAGGACGACGAAGGTCTTACTGCAAGTATCTACATCGCCAAGCATACTTACAGTGCCATCGAGGAACTTGCGGTCAAACCAGCAGAAGCCATGCGTTTCCTGAGGAAAATAGCACAGGCATATGCTCACGAGGGTAAACCTCCTATGTGGCACACGCCACTAGGGTTTCCTGTGGTGCTCTACAAGACCAAGGGTGACACAGTGAAGCAAAGGCTTACTCTGCATAATCACGGAGTGAAACTCAGGGTACAAGTGAACCATGGTTCTGACTCAACAGTCATCGATAAGGCTAAAGTAGCTAACGCTATAGCACCTGGGTTTGTCCATTCGTTAGACGCATGTCACTTGCAGTCAGTGGTTAACGAGTGTGTAGACCGGGGGATAACTAATGTAGCTCTGGTTCACGATAGCTTCGGGTGTCTACCTGCGGATGCAGATAGTATGCGGGAGGTTATCTTAAGAACCTTCTGTGAACTGTATGAGAACCATGATGTACTAAAAGATATCCTAGAGGAAGCGGAGGTTAGACTGGATAATAAATCTAAGTTACCTGAGTTACCTGAGTATGGGGACTTAGAGTTAACCCAAGTACTACAGGCTGAGTATGCCTTTGCGTAACAAGTGGAGTAGCGTTGATGTTCACACCTAAAGTCGACTACACCCAAGTCCCTACAGAGTCCCTAGTCTACCTAGCTGACGTCTCCTTCAATAAACGAGAGTATCCTCCTGGGTCTCTGCTAGCAGAACTTTGGAAACGTGGGGTAGACATTCCGGTTGACCGTGCTCTCTTTAGTATGCTGCCAGAGACTATGGTCAACTCCATTCTCAATAAGATACACTGACAGGAGGTTACTATGAACGCACAGGAAATCTTTGATACTGTGGTGACACATTTGCTTACTCAGAATGAGCAGTCGGTCGGTATGGATGGGGAGTGTCTGTACCGTGGTCCTGGGGGACTTAAGTGTGCTGTAGGTGCTCTCATTACAGATGATGAGTACTCCATTGACATGGAGGAAAATAGTGCAGCTACAGTTATCCTTAGGTTCAACCTAGATAGGTTTTCAGCACATACAGACCTTCTAGATGAACTACAAAGCATCCATGATCTCTGTAGTCCTAGTAACTGGCCGGAAAGGCTGTATACCTTTGCACTTATCCATGGTCTAAATACCGAAGTAATCGACAAGTTCCAACACAAGGCATGAGATTGGTTCAGATCGAACCTCGAAAGGCCAATAGCGAAGTAGGATTAACATATGGCAAAATCTAATACACTTAAGACACCCTGGGGACGTGCAGTTTACCCGTGGCTCCACAAAGAAGACCCTACGTACGGAGGTTATGTCGTCAAGATTGTCCCTGAGTCTGAGGGTGAACTTGAAGCATTCCAGGAACAACTCAAGGACGCTATCTCGGGGGTTCGCTTCAAGACCAAGACACCTCAGATGCCGTTCCCTGAGTTGTCTGATGGCACCATTAGTATCAAGGCTAAGTCCAAGTTCAAGCCCCTTGGAGTTGACTCTAAGAACCATCCGTTGCCTGAGGGTCTTGTTGTTGGGCCAGGGTCACTCATTAGGCTTTTGGTCGAACCTAATGTCTATGACAAAGGTGTCTCCCTGTACTTGCAGCAATACCAAGTGAAGGAACTCAAGGAAACTGGCAGTCGCTCAGGGTTCGACGAAGAGGACGATGGGTTCACTGTAGACCATAGGTCTGACAGTGGTGACTTTGGTTCTGAAGGGGACTTTAGTCCTTCGAGTGAAACCTTGGATATCTAATGGGACTGATAGTACCTATTAGACGCTCTAGGTTTGAAGATCGTATCGAAGCCCAAATTAAAGCCACAGGACTTAAGTACACCTACGAAGAACATAAGTTACCCTATGTCATCCCTGCTCGGAAGGCTGTGTACACTCCAGACTTCAAGGTAGGACCTATCTTTATTGAGGCTAAGGGTAACTTCAATATCAGAGGTAAATCAGCAGACGAACGTAAGAAACTTATCCATGTAAAACTGATGAACCCTGAGATTGACCTTAGGATTGTCTTTGCGGACGCTAGTAAGCCTATATACAAGGGTGCCAAGGTTACCCATGGTATGTGGGCAGAGGCTAATGGGATACCTTGGGCAGACAAAGGGATTATCCCTGAGGCATGGTTCATCGAGGCTCAGAAATGGTACATTATGCTACAATCGGGATTCTACAGTGAAACCACAGAATGAGACTGTCCTGAGTCATCTTAAAGAATACCACAGCATCACACCTATGGAAGCACTGACGGTCTACGGTATCTCTAGGCTTGCTGCTGCTATCTATGACTTGCGTAAGTCTGGACATGTAGTCGGCAGTAAGATCAAGCATGATGCTGTAGGACATCGGTACACTCGCTATGTTTATCAGACGGACGGGCAAAATGGAACGTGAAGACTACTATATCCTTGGGGCAACTGCTGTATTCGTGTTGTCCCATATTGGACTTTTGATTACCTTCATGCACAGGATGTACTGATATGCCTCACTTCAACTACAGCACAGGAAAGAGTAATAAAGATACTAACGTGAATATTAGTATCCATTCAGAGGATGAACGTAACGCACTGTTCGCGGTAATTGAGAAATTCTTTGATGTTACTGTGGTCCGTAATGAGAACGTCAAACCTGCTCTTGAAGAAACTTCGGTTCAGGAGGAAACTTACATCCCTAAAGTCGGAGATTGTGTGAAGGCTATTGAGAGTAATAGTTACGGCGCCTTCGATAGCTATTGTGGTCAATTTGGCGTAGTAATTGACGTTGACGAAGGCTGTACTCTAAATACTATGGTCCAGTTCGGACCACACTCCCTGAAATACTGGGGTAACAGTAAGTACCTTAAGCTGCTCGTCCGACCTGACTAGTGTCATCCTTCGTATCTCACGAGCCCTGCGAGACATGTGGCTCTAGTGACGCAAAGGCAACTTATGACGACGGACACACATTTTGTTTTAGTTGTCACACTACTACTTTTACAGATGCACTGGTTCCTATGGATACTAATAGTGATTACAAGTTCCTAGAGGGTACCTACAAAGACATACCGAACCGTAAGCTGTCAGAAGCAACCTGCCGTCACTATAACTACCAAGTAGGCGAGGGGTGTCACATTGCGAACTATAGGTCACCTAAGGACGGCAGCCTTATAGCACAGAAGATACGTAGGGCTAACAAGGAGTTCTCTGTAATTGGCTTGGGTAAACACATGCCACTCTACGGTCAACACCTGTGGGGAAGTGGTAAGACTATAGTCATAACAGAAGGCGAGATCGACTGTCTATCTGTAGCACAAGCGTTTAACTGCAAGTGGCCTGTCGTGTCCCTGCCTAATGGTGCTGACAGTGCTGCTAAGGTTATCTCTAGAAACATAGAGTACCTGTCAGGGTTTGACAAGGTGGTCCTATGTTTTGACCAGGATACTCCAGGGCGTAAGGCACTAGAGGCAGCAGCACAAGAGTTGCCTTTAGGTAAAGCCTATATCATGAAGTTACCTGAGGACTGCAAGGATGCTAATGAGACTTTAGTAAAACATGGTACAGCACCTATAGTCCAAGGTTACTGGAATGCGCAAGTCTACAGACCTGATGGTATCCTTAGTCTCTCTGAGTTCCGGGAGTCTGTAGTAAACCCTGTGTTACAGGAGTCACTACCGTATCCGTGGGAATCTCTGAACACTAAGACCAGAGGTATCCGTAAGGGTGAGCTAGTGGTTGTCTGCGCTGGCTCTGGTCTCGGTAAGTCAACCTTTGTCAAAGAGATACTGTATGACATCGCAGTAAACCACGACAAACCTGTAGGACTTGTGTTCCTAGAGGAACAAGGGTCGCGTACTGCCGAGATATTGGTTGGCATGAGGCTCAACAAGAACCTTATGCTGGACCGTAGTATGGTTACTACTGAGGAGCTTGAGGCTGCCTTTAGTGACCTAAGTAAACATAAGATAAGTCTGTATAGTCACTTCGGCTCCAATGACGTAGACAACATCTGTAACAAGATACGGTTTATGGTCCAGGCCGAAGGATGTCAGTACGTGTTCCTTGATCACCTTAGTATCTTAGTGTCAGACCAGGAGGGTGATGAGAGGAAGCTTATAGATGCTACGATGACTAAGCTTAGGACTCTAGTGTCAGAACTAGGGTTCTCTTTGTTTGTCATTAGTCACCTTAAGAGACCTCAAGGAGACAAGGGTCACGAGGATGGACTGCAAGTGTCTTTAGGTCAACTTCGTGGTTCTCATGCCATAGCACAACTCAGTGACTTCGTGATTGGCCTAGAGAAAGACAAGGAGGACCCTACGGCAGACACCTGTAAAGTTGTGGTACTAAAGAACAGACTTACTGGTGACCGTGGTTACTGCGGTACCCTGTTCTACGATAGGGATACCGGTAGATTAACTGAGGGTAGTTTCTAGGCAGAGCCGGAGACGAAGTAATGTTCATCGAACAGAACGGAAAGGTAACTATGCTTATCGATAGACAATCTACAGAGACTTGGCGTGATGCTCTGGCTAGAGTAGCCAACAGGCATGGTTGTGCTTGGGAAGTGCTGAGACTTTATGATCAATTGGTAAACTCTGGACATAAGCCACCTGAGGCTGTCCGTAGAGCCGTGAGGGATTACTATAGTCAACTTTAGGAGGTCTCTTGTCGAGGTTAGTTCTTGATACCGAGTCTGATGGGCTACTTAAAAATGCAACTAAGGTTCACTGTATAGGCATTAAGGACATTAGCTATCCTGACGAGCCTACTGAAGCATTTAATGATAACCCTTCGTCTGACTGTGGATATATAGATAGTGGTTTAGAGAGATTATACGAAGCAGACGAACTTATAGGTCACAATATCTCAGGGCATGACTTACCGGTCCTTGAGAAAATCTATAATTGGAAGCCACGGCCAGGCTGTAAGATTACCGACACCCTGCCTATAGCCCGCCTTATATACCCCAGTATCCGTGATAAAGACGTGCTGAAACCTGAGTTCCCTAAAGAACTCCGAGGTAAACACTCGCTTGAGGCCTGGGGTTATCGCTTGGGTGTCCTCAAGGGCGACTATGGTAAAACTACAGATTGGTCTGAGTGGACTCAAGAACTCGAAGACTACATGATGCAGGACGTGGAGGTTACTCTTCGTCTCTATCAGTATCTCAAGTCCTGGGAATACGACCAGAGAGCCATAGACCTTGAGCAGCGTGTGTATCCTATATGCGAAAGGATAACTGAAGCTGGCTGGAAGTTCGACTTAAAAAAAGCACAGGAACTAGTAGTTAAACTCGTGTCACGTAGAGATGAACTAGAGTCAACTCTGGTCTCGAGGTTCGGTCAGTGGCAGGAAGTTGACAAGGTGCTTATACCTAAGAGAGACAACAAGACTCTAGGGTATAAGCAGGGTGTCCCTGTGACTAAGTATAAGACTGTTGTGTTTAACCCTGGTTCTAGGGTTCACATTGAGAAGAAACTTAAGGAACTCGGGTGGAAACCTGAGGCGTTCACAGACACAGGAAGGGCTAAGCTTGATGAACCTGAGCTACTTAAAATCAATCTGCCAGAAGCTAAAGACATCGTTGAATATCTCTTGGTCCAAAAGCGCATCTCACAGATTTCGGATGGTGACTCTGGGTGGCTTAAGCTTGTCGATGAGCAAGGCTATATTCATGGGTCTTACATATCGAACGGTTGTGTTACGGGCAGGGCGTCACACTTTGGACCTAACATTGCACAGGTCCCGTCTGTAGACAGTCCTTATGGACCTGAGTGTCGGGAGTTGTTTGGGGTACCTCAGGGATGGTCTCTAGTAGGTGCTGATATGTCTGGTCTGGAGCTTAGGACTCTAGCTCACTATTTGTGGCACTGGGATAACGGTGCGTATGCTAAGGTTGTGACTGAGGGCGATCCTCATGAGTACAACCGTCAAGCTGCGGGTCTACCTACCAGGGCTAATGCTAAGACCTTCATCTTAATCGTAGGATGACTTGTAGAGTAATCTACATGACAAAAACTGTGTGAACTCAGGGAAACTCTCTAAGAGACAATCCTGAGCCAAGCTTTATATGACATTAGGTAATGAAATACCCAAACGGATACTTTAAAGATAAAATATGTAAAACCTGTGGAACAGTATTTACTCCAGAAGCTCCTGCGCAATTCTACTGTACTTCAGAGTGTCGAGGTAAGAACTCATACTATATGAGATGCTACGGATTAACTGAAGCAGAGTATGAGAAGATGAAGTCAGAACAAGAGCACACCTGCTATCTATGTGGGTCAGAAGGATTTATTATTGGAAGTAATAACCACACAGAGAAACTTGCAGTTGATCACTGTCATGAGACAGGAGCTGTTCGACGCTTACTGTGTCACAACTGCAATAGAGCCTTAGGCTTAATGAAGGATGATCCTGAGTTACTTCGTAAGGCTGCTGATTATCTAGAGTCATATAGAGAAGGTGCAACGACTAGTCGAAAGACGTAGGGCCAAGCGGCTCGAAGCGCACAGCTCCGGTGTTACCGGATGATGATATAGTCTGCTCTACATAGTGATATGTAGCTGCCGTAAGGCGGGTAGTGTCTAGCGAACACTACTGAACACTAGGACGGATGGATGTATGGTGCTGGTGACGAGAAGATTGGTAAGATTGTCGGAGGGACTAAGAGTCACGGTAAGAAACTTAAAGACACCTTCCTCAAGTCAGTACCGGCTATCTCTAAGTTACGTGATGCAGTCAAAATAGCAGCACAAAAGGGATACATCAAGGCCCTAGATGGACGCCATGTCCCCATTAAGTCAGACCATGCGGCACTGAATTATCTTCTGCAAGGTGCTGGAGCCATACTGACTAAAGCGTGGCTAGCAGACTTTTATACTGAAGCCTGTAAAAGGTGGACCTGGGGATACCAAGGTGACTTCGTTATCGTAGGCTTTATACACGACGAATTACAGATTGCGTGTGTAAAACATATTGCTGAAGACGTAGGTAAGTTACTGGTTGATACAGCAAGTTCGGCCGGACTCCTTTATGGGTTTAAACCAAAATTAGCAAGTAAGTATTCTATTGGTACCACATGGAAGGACACACATTGATTGACAAATACATTCTTGAGGTAGTCCGGGAGGCTTACGTCAACCCATTCACGGTCTCCAGTAACTTCGCTAGAGCTAACGCATCAGCAGTAGCTATGGCTTGCTGTGAAGACTACATCACGACTAACATGTTCCGTGACGTCTACTGTACGGTCTGGCGGGTTACCGCAGAAGGACTACAGTTCCTAAGGGCCATGGACGAACTAGAGAGACTCAAAGGAAACGAATAGTATGCTTGTGTTCGAGGTATTCGAAAAGATTGGACGTTTGATCATTACGGTAGCTGCAGTTCTTGCACTAGGACTCATTGTCATGACAGGACTGCTGTTTACTGTGTTGACCGGGTATAACTGATAGTGGACTTTATGACACGTAAAGAACGAAGGAAACTTAAGTTCCATAAGGAACCTGAGGGCGCAGCCCGAGCTGCTGAAGTCACTACTAAAGTGCCTGTGTATAACTTTTACACACCCAAGACTCGTGGTCAACGCACTCTTATGGAGACCCTACATAACTCTAGGTTCGTGGCTATTAATGGTCCTGCTGGTTCCGGTAAGACACTCCTGTCGGTGCAGCGCTGTGTTGAGTTACTGCTGTATGACGATGTGAAACGTATTGTCCTCGCAAGACCTGCCGTAGAGGCTGATGAACGCATCGGGTTTCTTCCTGGAGGTATCAAAGAGAAAATCGAGCCGTATCTTAGGCCTCTTTATGATGCACTTGAGGATATCTGCGGTCTACAGCCAGTCGAACAGTGGATTAAAGAGTCTAGGATCACTATTGCACCACTAGGGTTTCTCAGGGGCCGAACGTTGAAACATAGTGCTATAGTTCTAGACGAGGCACAGAATGCGACCTACAGTCAACTCAAGATGGTGGTCACTAGAATTGGCGATGGAAGCCATATGTTTCTCACTGGGGATACTAACCAGTCTGATATTGGCTGTGCTAGTGGTTACCCTGAGTTCATTCAGCGAGTGTCTGATGTTTTCCCTGTGGTCGAGCTTAGTAATGCTGATGTCGTTCGTGACCCTATCGTCGCGAAGTTGATTGGAGTTCTGTAGTGTTATCTGAAGTGACGATGAAAGACGTTGTTGACTTGGTTCAAGCTGTAGGTCTTATAGCTATTATACTCATGTACTTCTGGAGTAATAGGAAGTGATGGAGTTTATTAAAGAGTTCATTATGGTGAACGTAAGTTTAGGCTGTGGTGTGTTTTGGTTCTGGATGTTGGCTAAAGCCGTAAGGAGTGCCTGTGAAGACTAATAGTTGGCCACTTCAGTCCGAAGCTGAAATGAATGAGTTCTACGGTAACCCGCGTGGGCGTAATGGTCTTGCGTCAGTTGCATGGGAACGACAGAACCTAGTGGTTGCCAAGGCACCTTATGTCATGACATACGCTGGTAAGCCTGTCTCTGGTGCTAGGGTTCACAAGAAGTGCAAAGAGGCATTTGAGGCCGTCTTTGAGTTGATTTGGGATGCCTCAGGACGTGACCAGCGTACTGTGGATGACTGGGGTGCATCTATCTATGCAGGAGCCTACAACTTTAGGCTTATGCGTGGTGGTAACCGGCTGTCTATCCATTCTTGGGGAGCTGCGATTGACCTTGATCCTGCAAGGAACCCATACCACCACAAAGGACACTTCACCAATAC